AAATTGTCCATCCTGAAGCAAGGGGAGGCCGGATGCACGAGAGCCGGTTATATTAAATCTAATAGGCACTTCCATGAGAATTACCTTATCTGCAATCTGTGAATCTGCATTACTCATCTGCAATTTAAAGTTTAGAAGAGAGTCCGAATAGTTAGATAGAGTGACAACCTGAAAATATGCATTTTCAACGGCTGACTTTTGCACCATATACGAAGGCTTATGATTGAAATCGCATACGGGGTCTACGACAGAACTTAAAGGCATTTGGCCAGGCACATTACTCATTGTATTATATATATATATATTAACTACATAATATTTTTTATAAAATATTATATTCTATATTGTAATTCAAATTTTGTGTTTATTATTTAATAATTCTATATGAATATTTCTTTTTTTGTGTTTTGATAGGCATTTACGAGATACTGATGCACCACAATCACATATAACTATCTTATCCCCCCATTCTTTTTTTCTGATACATTCTTTTTCTTTATTATTTTCTACATATATTTTTTTCTTTATTGCTATAGTATCTTTATTATCCTCATAATATTGTTTCCTTTGTTGTTTATATTTTGTCTTATTTCTTATAATACATTCTTCTTCTGTTATATATGCTTTATTAGGATTGATACATATATCTTTATTCAAATTTATATAATATTGTTCTCTCTGTCGTAATTCATTCATACTATTACAATTATACTCTTCTATTAGTTCAATACGTATATTAGGATATGTAAATAATTTTATAGCGTGAGTGTTTTTATGGCATCTATGCTGAGCTAACCGATTATAAAGCTTTTGCACTGTTGAGCCAATATATATATTAGTTGTATCATCTGCAACAATCTTATATATTTTACCTTTTACTAACTCCATTTTATTTTAAGAATATATATAATTATAATCTTTATATGGTTTGACGTTTATAATAACATTGTGGACTTGGAATAAAAGGCCACTTTAATCAAATTATTTGAATTGCCTTGAGATATGATAGGGTGTTTGTTGTTAAAACAATCTGTCCAATAAGCCTGAATTGTAAAGTTTTTTATAGGCGGCCCCGATTTTAATGATACTAGCCGATTTTGAGCAATAGAAGAGGTTGTATATTGTATTATATTTCTATTCTCACCAAATGCATCTGCATCAACTTGAACATCAAAGAATATAGGCAATTGAGGTCTTGCTATATACTGGTTATTATCTATAGCTACATTTTGTTGATTAGTCTGCTGTATATCATATTCTAATTTAGTTGAAACATCAATAAGGAATACAATACGGGATACCGGACACATTATATTAAATGTATTTTGTGTTGCTGTCATTGTAATCAATCCTGAATCAATATTATTTTTAGTATCATAACATGACATTTTACATAATGCATCCGGCGCCGGTCTTAATGGTTTAGTCAGATACGAATACGGACATCCAAATAAATCAGCACTCAATAAATCTTGATACATGAAAACATTAGTTGTTTCTCCTTCTGTCTGGTCAAAATATGCTGCTTCTAATACCAATTTAAATCGCTTCAATGAAAAATCATATACATAATAGGGATATTTTGCTTTATCTAATACTACTCCTAATAATACTAATGCATCACAAAAATTAATCCACATACGTTTTATATTATCATTGAATATCTTTATTAATTGCACTACATCATAAACACTATAATATAATAAATTGTTATAATCCGTAAGATTTACATTAGCAACTGTAATATTAGGCGGCGTAAATCCTATATATTGACTCTCATATATTACACTGTCGGATAATACAAGCAATTGAACTCCTACATCTGTTTTATATTGAAATGTAATAACAAATGGGGATAAATCAGGATTAGTATTAGGATATTGCGCAACTGGAAATATATACATGGGGATGCTTTCTGTATGTATTTTAAATCTAGCAAGACTGATATAATACATTTCAGGATTATAAAGGATTGTATCATCTGAAGAGAATGTAAAACGGCTCAATTGATTCTGGCTATTCTCATCTGGGTCGCTGTATATACCGGTTGTAAGACTATTATTAACAAAAATTGGGTCGTGTTCTGATGACATTGGATAATTATATATATAATATACAATTATATTTTAAATTTTAATATTCAATAACAAATTCAATATATGGTGTTATATGTTTCATTGCATACCGTCGGCCTTTTGTTGGATTAACTAACCTAAACCTATAAAAGTTTTTAGTTATATCTAATTTAATAGGTTCGTATCCATGGGATATTATCCATTTGTAAGCATCTCTAATATTAACAACTTTATTGATTATAATTGATTGTATCATTCTTATATATACATATGTATTAGATATAATTTATTGTCTAGGCATAATTTGATTAAGGTAATTAATCATATCTTGTTTAGCATCTTCTTTCTTTTGCTTATCATTCTGTTTAGGCGGTTTAGGTTTTAACCTAAAGCCGGACTCTCTTCTATCATCCGCTTTAGGTGATTTAACTGATGTTATCTCAGGTATCATAACTTTTTTATTCTTAGGTTCAAATTTGGGTTTATTATGTAATTGCCATGGTAATTGTTTATTTACTACTTTTTCCTTATTGCACAATATATGTTCTGCTTCTTTTGTATGTAATTCCTTAATATCATTATATTTAACTTCTTCAATTAATTCAACTTTAGCATTACCATATTTTATAATACTATATGAGCTTTTACCTTCTCCTTCTTTTAATTCAATCATATCATTTCGTTTTTTATAATCATATAAATGACCTTTGAAACGTTTGTTAATGCTGTATATAGTTGAGCCTATATATATATTATCGGTTGATTCACTTACAATTTTATATATATATCCTGTTTTAGTTTCTTGCTTATCTTTAACAAATGGATTGTTTATAATAATTGGTTTATCATCTATTGGTTTGCCATCAGCAATTAATTGGATACTATCTTTTATTTTATTAAACCTTGCTTTTTTCAATTCTTCTTTTAGTTTATTAGCTTCATCCAGTTTCCCTATTCTTTTGTAATATCCTATTTTATTATATACCTGTTTAGCCTCCATATTATATATTATATATATTACTATGTTTTTAAGCCGCCGTCCGCTTTACTTAATTTTTACTTATTTTTTACTTAATGAGGAGGCGCTAAAAGAGGAGGCTCCATTTTTATGAGCTATATATAAAAATATAAAAATATTATTTTGAAATTTATTTTTTCTATTTAGTTTATATAAATTCCCTCCACCGCCTCAACAATCATTGCCTTAATGGCAAAATTAAGTAAAATGCTTCCTCTTTCCCTCCACTTTCTCCTCCACAAAATAAATTCCCTCCACAAGATACTCTTACAGCTTTTATACTCTTATGGCTTTCATAGAATAAAACACCATTAAGGTATATGTTTATCTAAATCCTTATGGTTATCCATAAAGGTATATGTTTATCTAATCCATCTATAAATATCTATGAGTCAAATATAATATTTTCTTATCATTAGCTTCAGTATCATCATCAAATTTATAATAATCAAGTAAATCATTAAGATTCTTATGCTTATATGCATTCATGATAACAAAGCAACACCATCTGCCACAAACGGCGCTTTTCTCGTCTTGTAATACTCTCTTATTTATAGTTATCTTATCATTTGCTTGTTTCAATAGTTTCGTTATATGGGGATATGTTTCATCGTTTAACAGTTTAACATCATCATCTATACTGTTTATAATTTGCTTATCCGTTCGGCCATAACTATCAAAATAAACAATAGTATCATTATGTTTATATACACATATAAAATGGCCGTTATCTGTTCCTTCAAGTATATACAATATAATACATGCATCATACGGATATAATAGGTCTCTTATACGATTATATTGCAATGTGTCCTCATACGTAATACATTTAATTTTATTGTCAAATATTTTATATATATCTCCTATTGATAAGGCCTTATTCATAATATAATATATCTATCTATATTATTTTTCTATCAAGTAAAGATATTTATGAAAATCAATTTTATGCTCTTCAATGAATCTGATACTATCTTTATTTACCATATCAGTTATAGTTTTATCAAAATTTTCAGTAATATCCTTTATTTCATTTATTTGTTCTTCTGTTAATTTTCCATCAACTATAAAATCTTGAATTCCATAAGTGATTCTTTCAATTGTAGATAATGAAACTTTATTTTTAATATTAAAAATCCTTTGTAATTCAGTAGCTATATATTCATAATGCAAGTATAACGCTTCATACGAATCTTCTGTAAATTTCTTATAATAATTCTCTATAATATAATATGCTATATTCATTAATCCTTTACTGTAATTAAATATTGCATTATCTCCAACTTGACAAAATTTATGTAATAAAACGGCCAAATCATACTCTTTCTTCTTACGGCATAATGCATACAATCGTTTTAATGCTTTAAAATAATCCTTCTTAACATATACACACATCATTAAGTTCTCATAAACACTATAATCTGCTAATTTTAATGCTTTTTTATTATCTTCTTCTGACATTAATACATTTGTTGCTTCACTCATGTATAACTCACCGCCATATAAATCAATCTTTGTTAATTCACTTTCATATATACCTTCATCTAATGAATATTTAGTATATCCATCTGGTTCTAATTGAAAACCTTGTAAAACTTCTGTATATGTCCATCTACGAGTAATTAACTGGTGTATTTCATATTTTAGTTTTAGGTATTCTTCTATAGTCGGTTTATCCTTTATTTGCTCTATATTATCAAAGCCAAAATGTCTCCATAGAAATTTTAACTCCTTAGGATTATATTTATTATCTGGTTTATTTTTCTTAAAATCATACGAGCCAATATAATTTTTTAATTCTCTGTATTGTGTCAGACCACATTTAATATCTCCTATAAAATAACTTGTTAAAAAATCTACTTTTTTAATTATATTATCTATAATTTGTTGTAATACCGAAGCTTGATTTTTTTTTTCAACTATTTGATATATATCTATATCTCCGGCATATATATTACCAATATAAGTGTTAGACCCAAATAAAAACCATTCTTTTTTATAAGTATCTACTGAATGTTGACCTGTTTGATATATTATATATCTAATTAAGCTTACTTCTGATATTGAATAATCTTCAGGATATACTTTTTCTGTAAATAGTATTTTGAATTTCTTTTTATTTTCATTATGCTCCTCCTTTGAAACCAACATATAGATGTATAATATATTATTTATATAAAAAATAAAATAGATTTATTAATATATAGAATGGAAAAAATTGATTTTAAGAAACTTACAGAAGATGAACTGCATAAAGAAGTATATGAGCTGCTTGAAAAGATTGAAGTATTAAAAACAGAAAACAAAAAGCTAACAGAAAAAAATGAGTATCTTATTAATACTCTGCTAGACCTTGAGGAAAAAATGGATTGCTCAGATAGTGATGATAGTGGATGCCTCGAAACGATCTCACGACGTTCGTCCGTTTCGAGTAATATTAATATAGATGAGCCGCCAAATGTATCTGCATCATGTGTGCTTGAAGAGAAGAAAAATTAAATAAACTATAAATTTATTATAATTCTATTATATATACAAATATATACAATGGATACACAGAATATACTGAGCGCCAATAATCTCTCTATATACGGTAAAAGGATTTTTGAGGACAATGTCAGAGTTGCTACACAGACACAAATTGACGTATTACAAACTGAAATAGATGGTATAACGCCAGGTAATCCTAATGCTCTTATTACAGACCAACCATTAATAACACCATCAGCCGGAGCCATTATTCTAAGTGATGGTATCAATCCATTCGGGACTAATACAGATAATAATTTTTCTTATGCGGTTGAATATTCAGCACCTACACTTACTGTAGGAAATGCTAAAATTGTATCAGCAAATAATAACATGGTATTAGAAACAACAGACTATATTTTAACGAAAAAAGATATATATTTACAAGGAACTGAAGACGTTCAAAGATATTTAACAATCGGTGTGAATAATGTAGTGAATAATGTTAAAACATTCGTTGATATCAACACACAAGATTATATTTGTAGAAATGAACTTAATACAAGAACACAATGGAAACTGGCATCTGAATACACTTTTGATTCAGATGTTAAAATAGGTGCAATGGGACAATCTAAAAAATTATATGTTAATGATATTGAAATTACACCTGGTGGCGGCGGACTCAGTGAAGGTATGCTTAGGGCTCTTAATATAAATCAAATAGTGCCTGATGTATCAAAAACATATGATATTGTATGGTCTAATTTAACACCTGCAGAACAAGCAATATGGGCTGGTGGCAGTGAAGCACCTACAGCAGGGGCTGATAATTCGTGGAGCTTTCAAAAACTAAGTGTCGGAACTCAAAAAATTAACTGGACGTTGCCATTTGACTTTCTAACCGCAAATTTAAAATTTCAAGATTTACTCTCAGTATATGCAATTGTTAGGCTTAATACTTCATCAAATATTTCACAAGAGGGCTATATGTGGTTTCAAATACAAAGTCAAAACACAATACCAGACCCACCAAATTTTAAAACTAGGTGGAATTACGCTAATAGTGCTAGTGGTGTAATTTCTCAATTAGGAAACACATATAAAATATATGCTAGTGATGCAATACCAGCAAGCACAGCAGCTAGTAATACAGGTAAAGGACAAGAGGTTTATCCTCTTCAAAGTCGATTCAAATCAAATCCAGTTGATGTCGAACCAACATCATTATTCTCAATACCATTTACAAAATTCGTTGCCAGTCCTACAGGCGATACCAGTCCCGGATACACATCAGCGCTTGTGCAATCAATTGCTCTAAATACGGCTAGCAACATAAACACGTATTCATTTGATGTAATTGCCATCGGTTTTAATGATGTTAGATATAATTTATTCTTTGCTTAAAATCGGATATTGCCTTTATTCTTTATAATTTGCTTTTGTTTATTGACTTTCTTGATAGTTTCTTTATCAATATCTTGATATATCATGGGAGTATCTTTATCTATTCTAACAGATGGACGACACAAAGGATATAAATTATTTTGTGTATTCTTACTGCCGCATTTATGATATCCTATGATTTTATTGCCTTGTTTGATAGGATTATTTAAATCAAGCCATACCTCAGAAATCCACTTATCAAATTTAGAATTTTTCTTTTTAGAAGTATATTCGCCGCCTGCATTTACATACATTTTAGATATATATGCACTTCTATATATGCCGGTAGGTGATTTAAATACTTTATTTGCCATTTGTTTTATACGTTCATATAACTCCTTATCAACTGGTTCAGCCATATATATATAATATTATCAGATATTATAGATTATAAAAATTATTATATAGATTATAATTATATATAATAAAAAATGGATACTCGTAATCTTATCACAAATGGCAATAACTATAATGTATTTGCTGACCAATTTTTTGAACGTCAAGATTCATATGCTGTCTTCTCAACCGTTTCAAGCGCTCAAACTGTCCCTGCTGACACTAATCAGTTGATATCTTATACTGATTCTATGGCATCCGCAACTTTAGGTATAACTTTCAATGCTAATAAAACAGTTTTTAGCTTGAGCACTAAAGGTGTTTATGTCGTTCAGGCTGAAATAAGTTGTGATTTACCGGCAACAGGTGGATGTCAGGCCACAGTTGAATTACTCGTAGATGGTATCTCTAAAGGTTTTGACGTTGCTTATGCAAACCCAACAACAACCGTCTCAAGTGTTAAACAAACCATTAAAAGTTTTGTAATTCAAGGAAGTAATGCACCACAGAATATATCACTAAGAGCGGCCACATTAGTTGCACCTGTCCAATTTAGATATGCAAATTTAACTATTTTTAAAATAGGTTCAGTTCAAACATATTAAATCAAAAAATAATTTTATACATATATATTATATCTATAATGAATAAAAAATATTGTAATATTTGTGATGCTAATGTTATAAATATCACACAGCATAACGATACAAATTTACATAAAAAAAATGTAAATAAACAAAATAAGAAAATAGAATTATTTACAGTTTCAGAAAAAACACATATAATTGATACAAGAGAAGAAATAAGAGATTTATTAAAACAAATTAATGATTTACTTTTAAAATTGTAAAAAATATTATATAACATTATTATATATATATAATAATGCTATCAGCTTTTGAAACTGACAAATTAGGAGGCAGGAAGATGTTGCCTAATCCGATGTGTCCAGAAACAGGAATATGTCCGGAAGATATGCCACCACTTGAAGATATACCAGAGGATGGAATGGCCTATATTCAACCATATCCATTTACAAGCAGAGGGAGAGCAATGCATGGATATAGACCTGTAGGAAAACCATATAATTTGCCGGTAGGATGGACACCTGAATGTAGAAAACACGGTATTTGTGATTATCACCAATGGAGAAAGAGGCCTATTAGTGATTTTAAGAAAATGGGAGGATTTAGAGTAGGAAAAGTATTGTATATGAATCGTGATAAATTAGGAGCCGGCTTTTTAGATATGATAAAGAAATTTACCACTAAAAGTGTTTTACCTGTATTATTGCGGAGTGTTGTATCTTTATTTGCGAGAGATAGTAAGGATGCAAGAATGATTGTAGAGGCTTTAATGCCTATAGTTGAAAGCTTAGGAACATCCGCTTTAGAATTTCTTATTACAAATGCAGAAAAAGGATTTACGTATCTTTATGAGAAGCTTTTAGGTAAAGCAGAAGAGAGTGATATAAAATTATTGAAAAAAATAAAAGGAAGAGGATACACAAGAAAAACAATAAAACATGGAAGGCCACAAGATGATTTAATAACATTAGATGAATACATTTTGAAAAATCATAAAAAATTAGGTAGAGGTTTCAATGATGATATAGGAAATGCTTTAATATGGTTTTCTAAAAATCTATTAGCACCATTTGCAGAGCTTGCTGTCCCAATCCCTGTTGTAGGTAGCGCCATAGGTAAATTTATAGGAAGCGCACCAGAGTATATGGCCGAAAGATTGAGTCCAGGTTATGAGTATAAAAGTCCATTTGATGCGGATGATGATGAAACGACAACAACACCATCGCGAGTTATTGAAAAACCACGAGCAGCACGAGAAAAAGCAGTATCATCTAGAACACGCAGAGGAGGCCGATATTTTGATCCTAAGAAAGGATTTTTTAGAAATCATTTAATGCCTATTATAGAAGGTAGCGCAGAAATTGCACGAGATGCACTTTTTAATGTTGCAATGAGTAAATTAGCAGGAGAAAAGAATTTTATGGAAGAAATAAGAGATGATATAAGAGCAGCACGAGCAGCACGACCAAGAAGGCCACCAGCGGCGGCACCAGCAGCGGAGTTGCCAGTTGCACAACCAGTGAGAAGGCCAGCAGGAAGGCCAGCAGCAGGTAGGCCACCGGCATCACAATTTGTATTACCAGAGCCAGCACCACCATCAAGAATACCAGCAGATGCCGGAACATACAATCCATTTTTAGCAAGCGCAGGATTGACACGAGGCCAAATAATGCCACGACCAGCAGCAGGAAGGCCGCAGCCATCATCATCTGATTTAGAGATGAAAATGCCAAGACAACCGCCAACATTAGAGTTAGCACGAAGAGAGCCAGCACTAGTCCCAGCATCAGGAACACAGACACCATCAACAAGCGCACCAACACCAAGAAGCACCGGAGCACCAACACCAAGCGGCAGAGTAGGCCTATTACAAGCAGAATTAACACCATCCGGCAGAAATACACCAGGAACACGTATAACATATTCAGAACCATCAACACCAGCAAAACCAGCAAAACCATCAATACCAACAATACGACAGAGAGGCCGACCAAGAATGTCAGAGAGCCAAATGAGAGATTTAGAAATTATACGAGAGGCACAAGAGCGCGGAGTTTCACGGCCACGCTCGCCATCACCAGAGAAGCCCCGACAGCCACTAACAAGAGAGCAAGCGGCAGCATTAGAAAAGATGAGACAACGAGATACATATGTCCCACCAAATGTATTTGAGAGAGGCTTGCAATCAGTAGCAGGAAAAACATTACAATTATTTGAACCATTAATTATAAATCGTATTGAAGCAGCAGGTAATGAAGCAGAAGCAGAAAGAGAACGAAGATTTGCAGCAAATAGAGCGTTATTGTTAGCAAGAAGAGCAGAAGTAGCAGCAGAAATAGCAGCAGAAAAAGCAGCAAAAGCAAAAAAACCAAAAGGAGGCCGAATGAAAAAGGGAGGCCGCATGTGTTGCGCAAAATGTAAAAAGGGAAGCGGAATGTGTTGCGCAAAATGTAAAACAGGAAAAGGTAAAAAATCAATGAAATCAAAGAAATCTAAAAAATAATATTATTTTGTTATATTAATATATAATATAATGTATAATTTAAATTACGATTGCGGAAGGAGTATATCACATGTGATGAAAAATGATAAAATCCTAGAGACAATCTATTTATACGACGAAAAATATAAATGTTCTGATAAATGTAATAAGAAATGTTGCGATTACCACCAAACTATTAAAACTCAATTTAACCATATTATGATGCCTGAAAACATAGTAATGTTGCCATCGTTTAATAATCTAAAACATCAAATAAGTGTTTTCTATATAACAGGAGCACAAGGCACCGGTAAAAGTGTTATAGCAGCTAAGTTAATGAAACTCTATAAACATAAAAATAAAGGATGTCCTATATATTGTATATCTGAATGTAAAAGTGATGATACAATCGATAGTTTAATAAGTAAAAAGATTACACCACTAGAGATTAAAGAAGATAATTTAACATTTGAGGATTTTCAAGATATAGCAACAGAATATGGAAGTATATGTTTATTGTTTGATGATATTGACAGCGTGAGTGATGTGAAACAAAAAGGAGTAAGTCTTAAATATTTAGTATATCAATTATTGAATAGTTTGATAAATAATAGTCGTAAATATAACATCAATATTATATATACAAGTCATAAACCATTAGAGGGAGCATATAGCAAAACAATATTAAATAGTTGTTCTAACTGGATATATTTTAATAGTAATATCACTAATAATATTAAAAACTGCATGTTGAATTATATGGGATTAACTAAGAAACAAATGAAAAATTTACTTGAATTACAAAATACACGATGGACGTGCATTAATCGGACAATACCTATTACAATCACAACAGAGAAAGAAACATTTATATTAGAGCCGGATTTATCATAAGGTTTGTATAAGTTCATTTATATCATTCTTGCTTATTGTATCATTATCTGCCATCAGTTTATTTAATTTAATTATAAGGTCTTGCTTCTTGAAATAGAATTTAGTATTATATACCTTCTTTTGTTGCTTTCGTTCTTCTATGGAGTTATATTTGGTTGGTCTGCCACGTTTTTTAATTTCTATAGCATTAATTATAGGTTCAATTTCACTCATTATTATATTATTATTATAATATATATATAGATTTTAATTTTAAGTAAATTATTATATAGATTTTATTAAGTCATTAAATTATTTTTAAGAAAAATATTATATAAAGTATTATTATATATAGTAAATTAAAATATTAAATGACTGAAAAAAAAATAATAGATTTGTTAAATATCCTAGATGTTAAACGATTTGACAATTATGATGATTGGATTAAGATTGGTATGATATTGAAATCATTGAATAATATATATATTGATACATATATTGAATACTCTAAGAAATCAGCAAAATATACAACTGCTACAGATGTTATGGAAAAATGGAAATCATTTAAGAAAGGTAAATTAACAGTTGCAACAATAATTAAGATGGCACAAGAAGATAACAGCGAAAAGGCTAAAGAATGGATGAAGGAGCATGGAGATAGATACAAAACAAAGGAAGAGCGCAAACAAGATATAATAATTGAAATGGATGAATATTATATGAAAACAAAAGAGGAAGCAGAAAGTTTAGGGGGATTATTTATGGTTCATTCACCATTATGTTATTGTATGACACGAGGAGGAGTAATAACAAAATACAAAAAGAATGATATTAAGGATATATTAAAATACTTAGATAAACCAGAATATAAATTTAGTTTCTTTGATAGATGGCTAAATGATGCAGATAGAGCACAATATTATAAATTTGATTTTGACCCTAGTATGACACAACCAGCTATATATAACAGTTTCACAGGATTCAAATATAATAATGATATGCCTATTAACAATAAAAAACTAGATGTATTTATTAACACCATTGAGGATTTATTTATGCATAACAAAGATAATATTAAAATATTCTTTGATTGGATTGCTTGGATTAGGCAGAGACCACATAGAAAGACTAACACAGCAATTATATTATATAGTGATACTCAAGGAGTCGGTAAGAATACATTGACAAAGTTTATAAGTGATACTTTAGGTTATTCAACTTGTGTTAATAATATTGAGGATTTAACTAAAAATTTCAATTCACATATATCAAATAAATTGTTAATCATTGGAGATGAAGTAAAAGCAAAAGCTAAATCCATGAGAGATGAATTAAAGAATATTATTACAAGAGAAAAAATGATATGTGAAGAGAAAGGTATTAATAGCTATGAAATAAGTGATTACAGCAATTATATATTTACAACTAATAATATTAATTCATTTCATATTGAAGAAACTGATAGACGATTTATATTACTAAATATGAAAGAAGAGAGAATGAGTAAAGGACTAAGTGATACATTATATGAATTATTGGACGATGGAGAAGTATTATATTCATTTGATACATTCCTTAAAAATCGCATTATACCAGATAGATTAGATCCACCTATGAATGATTATAAGAAGAGTATTATTAATAGCTCATTGCCAGCATACATTAAGATGATATATACTTGTTATCAAAATTATGCAAATAGAAAGGTAAGACTTTCAGAGATTCAACATGATGCCATTGAATATGGTAAAAAAAATTATATAGATATACATTTTACAGCACAGAAATTAGCTAAAGATTTTAAGATTGAATTTAATGAATATTTTACTAAAAGTAGAGAGTATAACTATTATGAATTTCCAGATACAGATATATTATTAAAAGCATTGAAGAAGAAACGACCAGATTTAATTATTGATTTAGATTTAATTATTGATTTATAAATTATTAATATCATTAATGATAATAATAAACTAAGCTTTTGCATATGTAAATACTTGTTCTGATATACTATTTCCCATATTATCAGCCATCTGTTTCATCTTCTCAATTGGCACCATATTAGATATCTTAATATGCCTATTCACAGATACAGATAGAGGTTTATTAATTACTTCACCTAATGATTTATATACGGTTGATAATCTATTTCTTGATAGTTTATTGCCACTATCATCTAATAACAAATAATGTTTATTATTGAATTTCTTGAGATGTTTGAAATAATCATTTAATATATCATATAGTTCAGCATTAATATCAATTTGTTTATTCCCATAGGTTTTTGCAGTTTTATATTGATTCATGATATATTGCACTTTCTTATTCTTCTTATCTAATAGAATATAATTATACTCATCAGATAATATATTTTTATTCTTATATTTTATAATTGTATCAGCATAATCTAATCTTGATGGCATTGCATCATATAACATAAATATAATATAATTACGATATGCATTAAGGTCTTTAATTGTTTGTATCTTAGATGGTATCAATGATTTGAGATAATCCTTTATTTTAATATTTTCTTCTTCTGTAATCCATTTATCATTTTGTTTATCTGTTTTAATGTGTGATGCTAATTGCTCTCTTATAATTCTGTTCTGTTCATCCATCTCTTCATTATATATCTTTAATGCTTCATCTATCAGTTCATTCTTTGGTAGATTCTTCAATAATACTATTAGTGATACATATTTACCTTTCTTTGAATGAGGATTCGTATAATTGACATCTATGCATAATTTAACCTTTTGCGGTTCAGTATATAATAACTCTAATTTATTAATTTTGCATATCTCTAACAACTTAGATATATTTGATGTATATATTTTTATTGATGTAGGTGAAAGCTCACTATTCATACTAAATATATTATATAATAAATCCATTTTTTGTTTTATGTTATATATTACTATAATATAAAAATTTTAAATTAACTTCTTAATAAATTTCTTATGGTTAGCTGTTTTATAATGTTTCTCTCTTTGATGATACAAATACTTATAACCACATCCACAAGGTATATATACTTTTAATATATATGTGTTTCCTATATTCTCTTCAAACATAGTCCTAAAGGTATTATAAGTATATATTTTAATGTTATAAACATTATATAATTCAAATATCAAACCATCATATTTAACATATTTAAATCTTTGTTTAACCATTGGTATAACTTCATTGATTTTATCAATAACATATTTACGTTCTATATATTCCATTATTACATTATAAAATTGTTCTCTTGTCATTGTCTTCCTATATGGCATATATGCGGCATTAAACATATATATAACATTCTCATGTATATCCTTCAGTTGCTTAATATCTGTCTTCATTTAGTTGTTGATAAAGTATTTATTTTTAAGTAATTATCCTAATGATACCACTATAATTCAATATAGGGGGCTTTTTTTTTTACTTAAAAATAATAAATTAACTTTTTAGAATTTGCGGAGATATTTTATTTTCTAAATCATAAATATATATTAATGGATAAACAAACTATTCAAGATAATAATGCAACTAAAAAGATATTTAATAATATTGAATACCAGAAAGAGTATTATAAGAAAAATAAGGATAATATACTAACTAAATTAAAAGAAAAAACTAAATGTGATATATGTGGCGGTTCATATTCTTATGTTTCAAAAAATAGACACAATAACACTAATAAACATATGTTGGCTGAAATATCACATGACTCTATAGGGGGGCTTTTTAAATTTAAGAAATATAATATATATATAAATGTATCATAAAATGCTAAATAATCAAAATATAATGGATTTTTGCAGAATCAGAAAACATTTAACCTAGGTTAAATGATTTCTGATTATTCATAAAACTGTAAAAATTAGAATAAATCATTAATATTTTAATTTTAAGCAAAAAAAAAGCCCCCCTATCGAGTTATACGAGATAGCAAGGTGGCATATTATAGTATATCTTATGTGAGATTATAATTATAAATATTTTTCTAAAATTTAATTATATATAGAATGTTAAAAAAAGGATATGTTTATAAAATTGTTAGTCCATCAATAGATAAATGCTATATTGGCTCTACATTGAAAGATATTAAAAAACGATTACAGAAACATAAACATAATTATACTGATTATATACGCAACAATGCTAAAAAATATATGTCATCGTATGAGATTATAAAATATAATGATTATGATATTGAATTACTTGAAGAAATTGAATTTGAGAATATAAATGATTTGCGATATAGAGAAGGATACCATATGATACATAACAATTGTATAAACAAGATGATACCATGCAGACAGAAATTATTACAAGAATTAATTTAATATAATAATAATATATATCTTAATATTATTATGTTCGTAAAACAATTAGATAATTATATATTTGTTGCTCCAGCTGTTCGTCGTAAAAACAAAAAATACGATGCTTATACTTTAGATGGTGAGTATATTACGTCCTTTGGTGCATTAAACTATCAGCATTATAATGATAAGATTGGATATTATAAAGATTTATCCCATAATGATAAAATCCGTCGAGATAGATACCGAAAGAGACATATGCATGATAATTTAGATAATCCATATAGTGCTGGGTTTTTAAGCTGGAGATTTCTTTGGTCTTAAGAATGGTAAATTATCCATATTATATATTATATATATTACTATGTTTTAAACCGCCTCCCCACTTTACTTAATTTTTACTTAATGAGGAGGCGCTAAAAGTGGAGGCTACATTTTTTAGAGCTATAAATAAAAATATAAAAATATTATTTTGAAATTTATTTTTTCTATTTAGTTTATATAAATTTCCTCCACCGCCTCCACAATCATTACCTTAATGGCAAAATTAAGTAAAATGCTTCCTCTTTCCCTCCTCCTTCTCCTCCACAAAATAAATTCCCTCCACAAGATACTCTTATGGCTTTCATAGAATAAAAACCATAAAGGTATTATGTTTATCTAAATCCTTATGGTCTTAAATTATTCAAATATCTGCGGTGGTTGTGTCTCTGGTTGTTTCACTATTTCGTGCGTGTGGTGTTTATGGTGGTGTTTGTGGTGGTGCTGTTTCTGTGCCTGGCTAATACAACAAGTTGATAAACAACGGCTTCTACATGTGATATCTTGACATATATTATTTCCTTTAATTTCAATCTCCATATCAGGGATTTTACGACAACATTGATTTCCCATTAATATAATATATTATTATACTATATTAAATTTTATTACTAGCTATTTTTTCTTTTCTTAATTCTTCCCTCACCATATATATTTTTCTTTAACCTTTCTAATCGGCTTCGCTCTAATTCACGGATTTTATCATTAAATTCTTGTTCTTGTTGTTCTCTTCTTAGCTTAGCCTCATTGTTCTTTTGCGCTAGTGGTTGCATATAAACCTTATCTTTTTGTAATTCCATCAATAAACATAATATTTCTGGTTTTCTTAGTTTAGATACTTCTATATTTTTATTAATTCTTTTAACAACTTTATTTAATTCTCCTTTTGTCATATTAAGATAATCATTAAAGCACGAGCTAGGATACTCTTTATTTAAATCAATTTTATCTTTTCCTGAGCCTGACTTTCTGGCACGTTCCATATTTTTAATTCTATGTTGTAAATATCTTTTTTGATATTGTAAATCTGCTGTAATACTCGGTTCTATTTTTTTAGCAACTTCAAACTCATTAGATAAAACTTGTAATTTCTTCTTTATTATAGGGCCTTTTTTAGGTTTTTGTTCTAATTCCTTAATTTTATCAATAATATTTCTTATATCTCGTTTAGCATAATTTTTATTATCTAATGAGCTTAATAAATCGATATAATAAGCTATTTTTTCTGATGGACTCCTTTCATATCTATTTTGCACGCCCCAATGTATCTCATCATCTTTATCAGCTAGTGGCATAGAATCAATTATATCATTTGTCTTATCATCCAAATTAAATTTTTGTTGTTCCGTTAAATTAAAATTCGCATCTCTATCACGCGCATCTAAATAGCGCTGTGTTATCGACCTATAAAAATCATAATTTACTCGCATCCATTTTTCTAATTCTCTCTGGTGTTTTTCTTTAAAAAATAATCTAATAATTCCATATTTCACATATTCATAAGCATCTGTCAAATCTTTGAATAATCTATGAAAATATATGAGTGTATCTCCATTCTTATAATGTGGTGGTATATAAAGTATAGGTTCAATATTAGATAGTGGTGCTTCCATCTGTGGTGCTTTCATCTGCGGTGCTTCCATCTGTGGTTCTTCTATTTCAATCATCTGTGGTGCTTCCATCTGTGGTTCTTCTATTTCAATTATCTGTGGTGCTTCCATTAATGGTTCATCTATTTTAATCTCCTGTCTCGTTTCCTGTCTAATAGGTTGTTGTGCTGCTTGTTTCATTAATAAACATAATAATTGTGCTTTCTTTAGTTTTGATACTGGTATGCTACTATCAATTTTTTTAACTATATTATTTAACTCGCCTTTTTTCATCATAAAATATCCATCAAAACATTTAGCCTCAATCGGTCTTTTTGCTCCTCCCTTAGGTGCATATAAATTTAATAATTCTTCTGTTGTTAGCGGCGGTGTATCCTCTTCTATTTTAATAGTTGAGCCTTTTGGTTTTTTTTCAATTTCTGCATATAGTTCTCTGTATTTAGTAAGTTCATTAGTTGCTTTATTTAATTCAGATTTAAATTGTTCTTTCTCATCCTCTTTTTTTGCATTCATCATCTTACTCGTTAGATTTTTTACTTTACCTTTTAATGCTGAAATTTTAACCATTATTTTATCTCGTGTCAGTTCATTCTTTCCTGGTTTTGCCTTTCTAACTTCACCTAAATCTACTTTTTCAAGGCCATAACGTCGTATTTGTCTTTTCTTAATACATTCTTCTAATGTGCCGGCGCGTTCATTTTTTTTTAATGGCCTAATTCCACATGATATTGTCCCTCCTGTTGGTGCATATAAATTTAATAATTCTTCTGTTGTTAGCGGCGGTGTATCCTCTTCTATTGTTATTTGTTGTTTTTTATTAATTTCATCAATTAATTGATTATATTTAGTCATTTCACTAGTTGCTTTTTCTAATGCAATTTTAATTTTATCTATTTCTCCCTGTTTTTTTGAGTTCATCATTCTAGTCGTTAATTTTTTAATTTTACTTCTTAATTCTTTTATTTTAGCCATTATTTTATCTACAGTTATTTCATTCATATCTATTGGCTGAATTCCATAATATCGTATTTGTCTTTTCTTAATACATTCATCTAATGTGCCTCTACGTTCATTTTTTTTTAATGGTAAAATACTACATGAAATATTAGACATAGTATATTATATATATATAATTATATGATAAAATTATTTATACAGTATTTATTTGTAAATTCGCTGAAACGATTAATACTGTAAAATTTTCGCTTGCTGTTTGTGCCGGATAAGCAACAACACTTATATAATCACCTTCAACCATTTCACAAAAGATAGATGTATTTAATGTAAATCGACTTGATTTATAATTTGAGTTTGGTAAAAATGATAAAAATGCTGGTATAGATTCCCTTTTAATATCATCATCTTTATCATATTGAATTATTTTAATTGCCGCTCCTATCTGGTCTATAATTAAACCATCTGGTTCTACGACTGAAACCTCAGCCACTACTGATGCATTAACAGTGCCATTCTCTGGATAAAATTTTGTTTCATTATCTTCCACTATTACATTACGGTTATATAGTTGTGTATTAAATTCAATTGCGAATACAGGCTCTCCTTCAGTTATCTCTTGTGATGCTGTTGATTTTCCATAGTATAAACTACTTCCTAAATTTATCAGATTACGGCAATAAATTGTTAGGTCATTTGGATATAGAATATCTCTGAAATCCATTTTTGATATATATTATTATACAACAAAATAATTATTATATTTATTGAAATCTAAGAGATGATTTACGGCTACCTTTGCGGCTGCCACTGCGGCTGCCACTACTCATACGGCCACCTGTATAACCGGCGCCGCTTACATTTGCAATAGCATCTTTAATATGTTTAGTAATCATGCGGCCACGTTTTGTATTCTTGCTGGCACTATGTTTAGTAATAAGTTTATGCATACGGCCGGCTAATCCCCATCCTTGCAAATCGTGATTTACAATATGTTGATAATGAGTTGTTGCAACCTGTTGATGCGCATTTGCAACATCCGAAAGAGTCAATGGACTCTGGATAAGCTTGCTTTCATTGACGCCGCGGACTTGCAAGATAGATGGATAAACAAATACATAATACAAGCTTAGCTGGTTGTTTGTTAGTCTGTAAATGTTTTTAACACTTACATTGGCTTGAAACAAAAACTTATAATTGGTTCCTGGAGATACCTGCTGGCCGCCTGCCATCACTTTAATATTAGTATCAAAATTAAGTTTAATAACACTGCCTACACCGGTTGTATAGGTTAGGGTTGGTGAAACACTATTCAATAGGGGAGTTCCTGCAAATGATGGATACGGGAGTTCGCTGCCATTCTCAACACACATTTTATATAGAGTGTTGGAGTTAGATTGATTAAGCATATTTACACCTGCCACTTGAAGATTAACCTGATTGATAGCGCAAAAGGTATCCGTAAGCTGACTACCATGACATACTGATGCATCATTTAATACAAGAGCTTGAGAAGTATAATTGGACATAGGATGAGATGCAAAAATCAAAACATATGAAGGCACTGTATCAAGAGTAATAGAAGGCCCCGATACAACACGAAAGCCATCTGCTGGAGCCTGATTAAACTGAAGACTATAACGGTCAAGAATTTGAAGAGGCATATTATCAACTGGAGGCACCACACTCATATCAGTCAAATTGTAAGTTGTAAAGGTTGCAACTGGAGGAGCAACACCGCTATTAGGGCCGATTAGAGCCTGAATATTTGTGATGCTTAGACGGTCGCTAAGAGCATCACGGCAAAATGCCAGAGTTCGTGTTGCAAGGCTTTGAAGCTGAAGGTTGAGCACAAGGTTATCAATATGGCTGAATGCTGGAGATGATGGCCCCTGCACGCTGAAAGTTGAAAGAAGAGGTGAAAGAAATACACAAAATGAGAATTTAACGAGTAATGATGCTGCAACTGCGGTATTGCTTTCAACAGTAATATCATAAGCTGCACGGCCGAGATATGAGCCACTACCATTACGATAAAGAGACAAAACATTACGAAGGCCGCCAACCATATCATCGTAATTGCTGCACGAATCAAATGCAACAGAATCAACAGTTTCGAAATGCTTACGCCAACCCATAGGAGCCGATTGTTCAAATGCACTGGTAATAATACCATTATCAGAAGGTTGAGAAATCTGAGCGGTTGAGGCAACAGATAGCTGACAGTTATTAATTGCTTTAGTAATTGCATTACTACGCACACCAAATTGTCCATCCTGAAGCAAGGGGAGGCCGGATGCACGAGAGCCGGTTATATTAAATCTAATAGGCACTTCCATGAGAATTACCTTATCTGCAATCTG